ATGAGTTGGAAAGGTATCGCCGATTGGGTTGAAAACACTTTGAAATACATCGGTTACGACGGAAAAGAAGGTCTCATCAAGTTAACCCCAATACAACGACAGGCGTTAAACGCCCTTGAAAACCACAAAATCGTCGTCGTTTGTGTCCCGAAAAGACAAGGTAAAACCTTAATCTCGGCGGTCGCCGCCATCTACACGGCGTTCACCATAGACCACTCCGACACCATCATCCTCTCCACCTCAAAAGACCACGCAGCATCAGTTGCCTTCCGTAGAGTTAAAGAAATCTACCGTCGGTCAAAAACCACTTTGGACAACCTCGTCGGTGTAACAAAAAAACAAGGGATTATCAGGGTCGGACAAAACAAAATTGAAATCACTACGACCAACTCGGTCATTGAAGCCGTCCCCTGTGTCACCGAAGCCATCGCTGGACGAACTTACACTTTGTTAATCATTGACGAGTTGGCGTTGATTGAGGACGAAGAAGTTGCGTCGGTGGCGATTTCCCAAAGTGAACGAGAAAACTCAAGGGTCTTAATCACCTCAACCGCCTCGGACACCGACCACCTACTCTATCGTCTTTACGAACGACGAAACGAACCTCACATTTGTTTCATCTACCGTTCGGGTTACGAGTTCTACAAATCCAACGAAAACAACCCGTTGATAACCGACGAGTTCCTACAACGACAGAAAGAGTTGATGGTTGAACCCCTATTCAGACAATACTTTTTGAACGAGTTCGGTGGTTCAAAGGGACGACAAGACTTCGTTTTCAAAAACATTGACCCCTGTATCGTTGACCAACCACCGCCTTTGACCCCCGACGACCTCAAAGTTTATTTCCCCGACATGGTCGCCTACGGAGCGTTCGCTGGCGTTGACAGAGCGTTACCCTTCTCACGACACGGGGACTTCTCAGCGGGAGTTTTGGTCATCAAAGTTCTACTCTCCAATAACACCACTCGTTACATCGTCTCCGACGCCGTCCTCTTTGAAACTGGAGAGTTTGATGAGATTTGGCGGTGGATTAACGAAGTGAACAACACTTGGAACTTACAAGGTTTGGTGTTAGAACAATATCAGTGTTACGACCTTTACGATTCAGCGAAAAACATCGGTATCCCCACCACGCTCGTCCATGTAAACCCCAAAAACAAACAGGACGCCTTCAACCTTCTCCACGCCCTAACCTACCGAAACGAAATCGTTATCCCCGCCACCTTCACTGAACTTATCCGACAACTCAAAAACCTTCGTTACAAAGGTGGACAGTTTTCCGCTCCGTCGGGCGACCACGACGACTTGGTTTATGCGTTGGTGTGGGCTGTCTACGAGGCGGGTCGGTCGGAAATCTACCCCGTGTTCTTCCACTTCATCCCCTAAGGGTTAATTGACTGATGGTGATTTGGGATGAAGTTGTTGGAACGAATTAAAAGGTTCGTCGTCAGGTCGGACAACACGGTCATTGAAATCCCCACTTCGGTTAACTCTTGGACGGTCGGTGTCGCCGAAGTGGCGTCTCATCCTTTGTTTCGGGCTGCCCTGATGAGAATAACATCCTCGGCGTCCAGCGTCCCCCTCAATGTTTACGACGGGGATAGGATTGTCTCCGACCACCACCTTTCACAAAGGTTCGCCGACAACTTCACGACCCCTCAGGCGGTTCAAACCATCATCTCCGACCTCTATGTCTACGGAAACTCGTTTTGGCAAATCCGTCGGGTCGGAAAGAAAATCGTCGGGTTAACCTACATCCCCCCAAGTTCGGTTAGTGTCTTTAACGAGAAGTTACAAGTCTTTTCCAATAACGGGACGATGGAACTTACAAAGGACGATGTCGTTTGGTTTAAGTTAACTAACCCCGCCGACCCCGAAGGTTTAGGTCTGTCCATCGCCCAATCCATCGCCCCTCACATCAAGACTTTGATTGAAGTTGACAGGGCAAGTAGCGAATTTTTAGCCAACGGGGCGTTACCGTTCGCCGTGTTCAAAATCCAAACCCCCGTTGACAAAGAGGTCTACGAACGGGAAAGGGAGAAACTTAGGACGATGTTCGGTCGGGGCAATCGGTTCGGTTGGTTGGTCACAAGTAAGGGCGTGGAAATTGAGAAGTTGGACACACAGTTGAGGTTAGGTGACTTACCCGAAATTCGTAAGACCCTTCGTGAAGAAATCCTTGCTATCTTAGGTGTTCCCCCCGCCGTCCTCGGTTTCTACGAGTTTGCCAACTACGCCAACGCCCGTGAACAAACCAAGATTTTCTGGCGGGAGACGGTCATCCCCTTGTTGACTTACATCTCCGAGACCTTGACCAACCAGTATCTAACCCAAATTAAACCGTCACTTTGGTGTGAATTTGATTTGACCTCAATCCCCTACACGAAGGAACGACTTGACGAAATCGCTGACAGTTTAACCCGACTTGTGTCCTCAGGTATCATCACCATCAACGAAGCAAGGGAAATCTTGGGTCTCAACGAACCGTTAGAGTGGGGCGATGTCTGGTGGGGTAACCTGAACACCGTCCCGATTGCGGAAAGAGAAGGTGACTGACATGATGAAAACTTGGCTCAAGTTCCTGATGTTTCAGTCCAAGTATGAACGGAAAATCGTCAGGGCTGTCAGGCGTTACGCTCGTGACCTTAAATCCCGCATCCTTTCGCAATTCAAGTTCATTGACTTCAACCCGAACGAGGAAGCCGATTTACTTTGGAACGAGATTGAACCCGAACTGACCGACGCCCTTGAAAAACTCCCTCAAACCTTCGGGCTTGATGTGGACTTTAACCTTTACGACGCCCGTGTAACAGCCCGTCTACGCCAACATCGCCGACGAATTAAGTGGATTACCGACGAAACATGGCGTCAACTTCGGAAGGCGATTGAACGGGCGATGGAAAAGGGTTTGGACATTCGTGAGGCGGTTAGAGAGGTGTTGGTGGATTTGGAGACTTGGAGAGCGGAACGGATTGCGAGGACGGAAAGTATGGGGGCGATAAACGGTGGCTACTTGGACGGGATGTTGGCGGCGGGGTTTGAAAAGAAAATGTGGGTTTCGGCGTTAGACGAGAGGACGAGACCGACACACGCCGACGCCAACGGACAAGTTAAACCTATATCCGAACCCTTCGTTGTAGGTAAAGCGTTGTTGCAGTTCCCCGCCGACCCATCGTGTCCCTATCCCGAGGAAGTCGTTAATTGTCGTTGTTGTATCGTTCCCGTTGAGAGTGATTAAATGATAGAGGTGACCCGACATGAAGATGGAACGAAAACTCAAGATGACAATCAAATCGGTTGAAGGTCAACCTGCCGACGGTGTGGAACTTTACACGGGCGTGGCGACAAGTGACGATGTTGATAGGTTGATGGAACGAATGAACATCAAGGGGTTAATGAACCTTGACGACTACTTGAAAAACCCCATTTTGTTGTTCAATCACGACCCCCACACACCAATCGGCGTTATTGAGGGCGTGGACATCACTGACAACGAAATCAGGGTCACTTTCCGTTTCGCATCAACCCCGAAGGCTCAGGAAATTAAGCGGTTGGTTGACGAAGGGGTCTTGAGGGCTATGAGTATCGGTTTCCTTTCGGTCAAACAAAGGATGGAAAACAATGTCCTGATACACGACCAATGGGTTTGGCTTGAAACCTCAATCGTTTCCATACCCGCCAACCCTAAAGCCATCATCGTCCGTGACTTGGAAACTGAAGAAATTGTCAAGGGAACGACGCCGTTTATGGACTGGGACTTGGACATGGAACGGAGTTGGGACGCTGACGAGAGTGAAAAGCGGTGGCGGAAATGGTGTGGTATTGAAACGAACGCCGACCTTGAAGACCCCGAAAAACGAAGGAAGTATCGTGGTCGTTTCTTCTGGTGGGACGGTGAAGGGACGACCTTCGGGGGTTATAAGTTACCCTTCGTTGACATCGTGGACGGAAAACCTAAAGCGATTTGGCGTGGTGTCGTCGCCGCAATGGCGGCGTTGTTGGGGGCTCGTGGCGGTGTAGACATCCCCGACGAGGACAGGATTAAGGTTTACGAACACATTTGTCGTTACTACCGCAAGGCAGGGAAAGAACCCCCTGAATTCCACAAGGGAATTGAGTTCTTCAAGGTGTTGGATGAGTTCCTGTTTAATTGTAAGAGGTGATGCGGCATGGACGAAATCATTCGTGAAGTTAGAGAGGCAACCAACATGGTGAAGGAACTCAAGGAACGAGTTTCTAACATTGAGGAAGTTCTCAGTAAGGGCGTCAAACCAACTCGTGTCAGTGTTGAGGGAGTGACGCCCGAAGAAAGGTTGTTTAACTTTTTGACCACGCCACAGTCCGACCCCGAACTTCAAAAGTGGCAGGACTTGGCGGACGCCTACACTCTTTATGCGTTAATCCGAAGGCGGAAGGGTTTGTCCACCGATGGTTGGCTTGAACGCCGTTTCCAAGAGGTCGTGAAGACCGTCACTTCGGCTAACCTTGCGGGTTACATCCCGACGACTTTCTCCGCTCGTGTCATTCAACTCGTTCGGTTACAACCCGCAGTTCACAACATCTTTGAGCGACTGGACATGCCGTCGGAGTTCTATAAACCCGCAATCGCCTTTAGTGGCATTCAAGCGACGGGCGTTTCAGCGGGTAGTCAAATCTCCCTTTCCGTTATTTCGTCCCCTGATGTTTTGTTGTCCGCAAAGAAAATCGCCGCCGCCGTCGCTGTGGCAGAGGAAGTTACTGAAGACAGTATCGTCCCCATCGTTCCGTTGCTTCAACAGGAATTTGCCCACGCCTTCGGTGACGCTTTGGACAAGGTCATTCTCAAGGGCGACACGGCTTCAAACGACAACTTGTTGAAACTTTGGGACGGGTTGATTAAGTTGGCGAATGTTGGGACTGCATCAACCTTTGACGCCCAAGCAGTCCGAACCGCTCTCGCATCCCTTGATGTGGTCAACCCGAACGAGACCGTGTTGATTGTGAACCCGACCCATTACGGGCAAATGCTCGGTTGGTCTGAGGTTCACACCGTTGACAAGTATGGGGTTGCGGCGACCATTCTGACGGGCGAATTGGCGAAGATTTACGGTGTCCCCGTCATCGTTTCCCCTCACGCCGACAAACCCGTCGTTGTCTTGAAGCGTTGTTTCGTGTTGGGTTGGCGTCGTGGTGTGACAGTTGAGACCGACCGTGATGTGTTGACCTTGCGGGACATCATCGTTGCATCCATTCGGGTTGACTTCAAGAAAGTCAGTGGAACGAATGTAGTCAAGGGAGCGTTGAGGTAGTAACGAGGGATTAAGGTGAAAACAATCGGGGGTTGTTGGGTTGGACGCCCGCAACCCCCTTTTTGTTTATCACCGACGGTTCGCTTAAATGGTTGTGGTGGTGACCCATGAAGATACTTGAGAGAATGAAACAGTTTTTTGACCGTAAAGTTCTTGAAGTGACCTTGATTCAGATAGACAAGTCCCCGTTACGAAAGTATTACGAGGGGTTGGCGGAGGTTCACCTCACACTTGAAATCCTTCGTAAAGGTGAACTCAAATTCCCCTTCATGAAGGAGATTAACCGAAGGGGTAAGGTTTTCGTTTACCTTTTTGTCAACGACAGACCCGAATGTCCTTATCCGTTCAAAATCAAACTGTGTTCGTTCACGCTCCGTTACAAAAACGACTTACGACTTTTCCACGCTTACATCGTCGTTAGTTTGGAACGATTGACCGAGCGGGGGGATGAATGATGAGTGTCCTTCAGGAGATTATTCACCAAACACTGTTGAAATATCCCGAACTTGTCGGTTCGGTGGACGCTTATGCGGAAATTTCCTTAAGGTTTGCCGAGAAATTCTGTGACCGTCAATTTGAGGAAAACACCTTCGTTGAGGAACACAAGGTTTTTCGGTCGGTCATCGTGTTGAAGAACTATCCCGTGACTTCTGTCGTCTCGGTCACAAGTCTTGACGGAGAAAACACTTATTCGGTGAAACAGTTCACAAGGGACGGCATCGTGTATCTTGACGATTGGGTCAACGACGAGTGGGTTAAGGTCACCTACACGGCGGGTTACACCACCTTACCTAAGGACTTGTTGAACGCATTGGTGGAACTTACCGCCTTTTTCTATAAACGGGAAACCAACATGACAACCCTTCGGTCGGGGGACTTTACGGTTGATTTCGGGGACATCCCAAACGACATCAAAGAGACCCTGTATCGTTACCGTTCGGGATGGTGATAGAAGATGAGGGTTGAAGTCAAACTTTACCGTTACCCCAACGAAATCGTTGAAGGTGTCCCGACTAAAAACCGAGTGTTGGTGAAAACCTTTCCCGCTTTACTCTTTCCAGTTTCCGTGAACGAACGGAGTTCCATCTTCTCCACCTTCGGGGTCGTAAACTACCATCTCTACCCACTTGTCCCCGTGAACATTCAAATCAACGACGAGGTGGAAATTGACGGTAGGGTCTACCAAGTAACTCATGTATCCCCGTCCCCGACCAAGTTCACAACTTCGGTGGTTTACCTGAGAGGTGATGAGGATGGCGGTTGAGTTTAAGGGTTACGAGCGGGTTGAACTTAAGTTGAATAAAATGGAAAAGACGGTCGTGGACTTAGATAAACACTTATTCCAGTTCGCCTACAAAGTCTCGTCCATCGCCAAACAACACGCTCCCGTTGACACGGGTCGGCTACGGGCGTCCATTTTCGCCAAGTTAACGGGTCGTCATCAAGCCGAAGTCGGAACGAATGTCCACTACGCCCCTTATGTTGAACTCGGACACAACCCAATCATCTTACCTGTCAGGGCTAAGGCGTTGAGGTTTTACATTCGTGGTGTCGGCGATGTTTTCGCAAAACGAGTTGAACAAGGACGGTCGGGACAGAAATCCGCCAATTGGGTCAAGGAAGGCGGGAAAATCCGAAAACCGTTCCTACAACCCGCTCTAAAGTGGGCTAAGGACAACATCGTTGAATACTTCAGGAAGGTGATGCGACCGTGATTTACCCTGCGATGGATGTCCTTTACGACCGATTAAGTCAAATTGGAGGTCTACAAGTGATTAAAGGTTCTCTCAGACAACATCGGGTCACTATCCCGACACCGTCCGCCATCGTCGTCCCGATAGAGATAAAAACCGAACGAGAAGGAAACCAATATGTTGTCGTCACGGAACGCTACGAAATCGTTTGTCTCGTTTCAAGTCGTCAAACCAACCCCTACAGTGACTTAATGAACTTAATGGTGGATGTGGCGGGGAGTTTGTGTTTGTGGTTACCCGATGCGTGGCATCCAAACATAACCGTTAAGGGAGTTGAAGTTTCCAGTCTCAGGTTTGACACACATCCCGAAGCCGACGAACTCGGGTTGGTTGCGGGTAGTGTTGAGGTGACGGTCTCCTACTATTCTGTTTAATTGATGTTGGTGATAGGGATGAGGCGGGACAAGGTCGTGATTTTAATCACCGCCATCGTTTGTATCAGTTTACTTGAAGCGATGGCGTTGTGGAAGGGGATTGACGGACAACTTTTCGCTTCAGTCATCGCTGGGATAACAGCCCTTGTCGGTTACATGTTCGGGAAATCAAGTGAGGTGAAGGAAAGATGAAAACGACCATTAAGGATGTCCTTAAACTTGTCGCCGAAACCGAATTTGGTGTTGAACCGTCCAACCCGAACTATGTGAACTTCCACTTCGTAAACGATGGGTCGGTTGATTTACCCGAAGGCTTAAAGGACGAAAAAGGCGTTGGCGGGACGGTGTTTTATTACTCTCTCATTGAGCCCGCCTTAGACTTTTCAGGTTTACTTTGTTCCGACGACCTTAACTTGTTCGCATCCCTTTTCCCTTCAATCAACTTGACCCCCAAATCCTTCACTGTCATCGCTGGAAACTCCGATTTAGGGTTCGGTGTGAAACTTTTGGGGTCTATCCCGACGGAGATTTCGTTGGAGTGTAAGGCGGGCGAAGCGGTCAAATACTCCGTGAAGATGAACGCCATGAAAGTTACCCCTGTCACCAGCGTCCCGACCCCACCAACGGTTAACCGAACGGGAATTTTAGTTTGGCATGATGGTGTCGTTACGATAAACGGTTCAAACTATCAGGTCTCTGAGTTCAAATTGTCACACAAACAGCCTATTAAACTTGAAGCCGACTTATCACCGAAACCAGCGGGCTCTAAGCGTGTTCGGAACTTGGTGGCGTGGGGTTTACCTGAAATTGAACTTTCCTGTAAGGTTTACCTACCGTTTCCGACCGACATTGCAGCCGACGCCCCTTCATTGGTTGACGCCACCATCGTCATCGGGGGATTGACCATTAACCTCAACGACTTGTTCATCGTCAAGCGTGGTTTTCCCGTCAAAGGTGGCGACGACTTGTGGCTTATGGACTTGGACTTGAGGGGTTACGAAGGTTGTATGACGATAACCGTTGAGTAGTGGGTTGATGAACCATGATGACGCCCGACGAACGGAGAGCCGTCTATATCGCCGCAATGAAGTTCGGGTTTGAAGAGTTCGCCAAGTTAATCAAGGTTGACCCAAACGACCTTCGGAAAACCCTCAAAGGTGGGTTGAATTTGAGTGTGGAGAGGGCGATTAGGCGAAATTGGGACTTAGTTCGTGAACTGCTACACGGTTACCGTAGACCGACCGAGGTGAGACGGAAATGAAGGACGAGTTGTTGACTTTGTCAGGGAAATCACCACAACCCTTAAAGAACCTTCGTTGGAGAGACCTCATTGAGTTCGCCGAAAACTTCGGAGTTGGTGTGGATGAATTAGACAAGTTACCCCCCGCCGATAGGTTTAAGGCGATTGCGTGGCTCTATTGGGTTGCGTCGGGTCGTCCCAAACCTTTTGACGAGTTCCTTGACGACGGGTTACCTGAAGACTTATTTCAACTCTGATGGCGAAACAACGAACCCCGACGAACCCCTAATCCCGACTTATTTTTACTTAACCCTTCTCCGTCTCGGTGTCCCCTTAACCGTTGACGCTTTCCTTGACCTGACTATCGGACAAACCGAACTTTTACTGATGCGGGCTGCCGAATTGTTGGAAAAGGAAAGGGACGGGTTAAGTGTTGATGGTGGTCAACGATGGCTGAGGAACTGAAAATCGTCATAACCGTCGTGGAAAACGCTTCAAAAGCGGTTCGGGGCATCAAAGACGAGTTTAACCGACTGTCCGAACAAGTTGAACGAACGGGTAACGACATCAAGGCGTTTCAAGATAAAGTGAACTCCATCGCTAACAAGTTAATCTTGTTCGGGACTGCGGTCACTGCGGGCGTCGGGGCTTTGATTTACTCGTCAACACGATTGTCAAGTGAGATAGAACGCCTGTCAAAGACCTCAGGGGTCGCCGAAGACCAAGTTTGGGCGTTGAGGGGAGCGTTAGGTGACCTTGAGGTCAACTTTGACGCCATCGCCCACGCCATCCCCCGAATGTCTTTAGGTTTGATGCAGATTAGACGATGGATGGATGTAGAATACCTTAGCAAAACCTTCAATCTAACCTACATTCAAGCCTACCGAACCGCCAATACCATCCACCAACTCGTTAAGAGGGTGGAATCTTTACAAAAAACTGGAAAAAGTAGCGGGGAAATCTTGTTGGCGGTTGTATCGGGGTTGAAACAAATCAGTGACGAAAGTGTTCGGGCGGCGGTCGCTCAAATGCTTTTTAGAGGGGCTGCCGAGGATGTTTTGATTTTAACCCGATACAGTAACGAAGAGATTTCACGGTTAATCAAAATCTACCAACAAACATCCCCGTCCCCTGAAAGTATTAGGGCGATGGACGAACTCGGTGACAGTATTTCAACTTTGAAGACCGCCTTTCAGGGTTTGGTAACCGAAGTCCTTGCGGCGGTCGCCCCTCAACTCACGAAACTGGTAAACGCCCTAACCGATTTTGTCGTCAAGTTGAAAGAGATTGTATCCCATCATCCCACCATCGCCAGACTTGCCCTCGGTTTCGTCATGTTAGGTGGCGTCGTCGCTCAAATCGTGGGATGGTTAGTGAAATTGGCTTTAGTCCTTAACCTAATCGGTGGTGGTGGCGGTTTGGCGACATTGGTTGCGGGGATTTCTTCAGTGTTTGGAGCGATTGGTGGGGTTATCGGTGGGATTGTGTCGATAATCAGCGGGGCTGTATCTGCCATCGGGGCTGCCATCGGTGGTCTTGCTGCAACGATTGGGTTACCCGTCCTTATTATCGTCGCCATCCTGTCCGTCCTAATTGCCATCGGTATCGCTATTTGGCGAAATTGGGACACGGTCAAGGGTTTCCTTGTGAAGGTTTGGGACTTCATCAAAGAAGCGTGGACGAGAGCGGTTAACGCCATCGTGAAGGTTCTCTCCACCGTGATTGAAAAGGGTCGTCAAATTTGGATGTTCTTCAAATCGTTACCATCAAGGATGTTTGAAGCGGGTCGGGAACTCATCTTATCGTTGTGGCGTGGTATTATGTCCCTCATCAACAAACCGATTGAAGCCGTTAAATCCCTTGCCCAACGAATTCGTAACTACCTACCGTTCTCACCTGCAAAAGAAGGGGCGTTGAAGGACTTACCACAGGCGGGGTTCGGGTTCGTTGAAACTTTTGCGTCAAGTATCTTGGCAGCCCAACCCATCCTCACTAATGCCATGAACCGCCTAACCTCGGGGATTGCCTTACCAACGATTTCCGTAGGGATGCCCGCCATGCGTTACGCCATCGCTTACAACCGTTACGCCTACGACATCCGCATCGTTGCTTCAAGTGAAAAGTATGTTCACGAGGAAGTTGACCGTTACCTGAGGGAGAAACTACCCGATATCATCAGGCGGATAGTTAAGGGTAGGTGATGGGAGATGGAGTTGGATTGGCGTTACTTTTTACCTGCGGGGACGACGAAAAGTTTGGAGACCTTAATCCTGTCACGGGGCATCACTTACATCCCGAACGCTTACTTACCTGACGACGGAGAGGACTTCACGAATTACTTCAACTCAATGTGGCTTCAATCTTATTTCGGTGTTTCACCACGATACTTGTTACCCCTATCAGGGGATAGTCACTGTTTCGCTTGGTTCGTTTATTGTCCCAATTCCGTCTTGACCAAAGGTTACACGAAGCGGGTCTATGCTGGAAAAACGAACAATCCTACACTTTGGTTTGACGGTAGTGGGAACGATAGTTGGTTAGGGGGTAAGTGGCGATGGGCGATGTGTGAGGTTTGGGATAACACGACTAAACGGATTGTGGGGACGAACATTTCGGAAGCCTTGTTGGTGGTTTACTCCAAGTTTGACTTTGAAGACCAATCGTTTCTCCAAATCTTTTACCTCATTCACAAGGCGTTACCTGATGATTGTTATTTTGACTTAAGACCTTACGGTGGGACGGGTTCGGTTTCGTTACACACTCACGATTGGGTCGTCCAAGCGTCGTTCACGGAGAAAACTAAAGTTGAAGATTTCCGACCGTTACTGTTTTACGACCCCGACAGACCACAACGCTACACAGTCCCCTATATTGCCACGAACGCCCCGCTTACCTACATCACTTTCAATGCCCGCCTTCGTGGTGTGTTACCGATTTTCCTACCATTCAAGACTTTCGTAGGTTTAATTCCTGAAGGTGAAGATTTTTGTGGTCGTTACAGTGATGACATTAGACCTTTGTTCAACTTTTTCGTTTGTAAGTCCCCGCCACCGTGTTACCCTGACGATTTTTTCGTCACCATTCAGAATTACGACCATGTATTTTTTAAGGACGACTGGAAAGACGAGTTTTGGGACTGGTTCAATTTCAGTGTCATCAAGGACGATTTGGACTATTATCGGGATTTTAACCCCCCGAAGGCGGTTAAGGATGTAGGTTACGACATCACACCGTTCGTTGAAAGGTTTATCGGTCGGCAGGGAATCTTTATCCAACAACCCTACAACATTCTTCAACGAGAAGTGGTCGTGAAAGGATATTGGTCGTTCAACAAGTGGTATGTCACCAACATCGTTAAACGAAGGGAGGTTTTCCCCGACACCATCTTTTTCGCCATCCCGAACCAACTCATCGTTTTGCGTCCGCCAATCGTCGTCAACATGCCCGTCCTCAATGACTTAGGGGGTTACGCCCACTTCACCGAACCCTACCCCTTTGATGTCACCTACTCGCTATACGAGGACACAACACAGTTCCCAAAAATCTACAACCTACGACCCGACTACTTTTGGGGTTTACAGTCAAACACGGGGATAGATTTAAGCGGTTCGGTCGGCGTTGAATTCAGCGGTGGACAAGTCGCCGTAAGGCTATCCGTTCCCTTGACTTTGAGAACCCACAAAACGAACTGGAAGGAAGTTGATTACGAGATAGGGGGGAAACTCGTCCGATGGATTTACGGAAATCGTTCATGATTAAACACACGAAAATTAGGACAGACTTCGGCGGTTGGGTCTACTTGGCGTTATACTGTCTACGAGGTGGGGTAACGGTCGCCTTCTCAACCCGAACGGGGTATTACCAAGTCGTTTACTTTCACCTAAGCGAATATTACCCCTTCAGTTTAACCGCCATGCCCTTCATCCTACCAAACCAATATGTCGTCATCGTGATTTACGGGACGGTCTCGGACGAGTTCATGGAGTTCCCCGTAGCGATGATGGGTTTAATCTACGACCCGCTCGGTAACCTACAAACCCTTGTCAAGGGGGAAATTGAGTTTGAGTATCTATCGGGGGAACTTAAAAACGATGACAACGCCCCCGCCACGCAACCGACCGTCACCGAAGCGTCCCCATCGCCCGAACCCCTCTTTAACGAATACATCGTCAACGATTTGGGGACGGGTTGTTTCCTTTACCGAATGGAGCGTCAGGACAGGGGCGACCACCTCTGTATCCCCTTCTACGGTTTGGTTGTCTCCTACAAATCGTTACTTAACTTCAATGAGACCCGTTCGCCCGACCAACTCGTCGTCACACCTTACTACCGTTGTTTTACCCTTGAAGTTTTTGAAGACATTGCCGTCGCCTGTGACCCGTCGGGTAAGTCGGTCGTCATTTACTCCACGAACTCTCAAACGGGCATCGTCAGAAAGTTGGACGAAATAAGTTTAAATGCCTAAGGTGACCGACGATGGCGGTCTATCTCAACCCTGTCCAAATCGGGATAAAGAGAGCCCCCGCCACATATTGGGGGACAACGAGTAAAATCGGAGCGGTCTACGAAATCCCGCCTTCGGTCGTCCAAAAAGTTGGTGGCGGGGTAATTCACTTTGACAAGGTTGAAGTTGAAATCGGGAAAAACAAGGAAATAGTTTTCGTCCAACGACCTTCAGGTTATCAGGACTTAACGGATACTTTGAACTTACCCGACTGTTACCCCCCGTCGGCAGGTGGTTTGAAGTGTAAGATGTTGAACGGGGCTATCACCGTCTCGGGGATACCCATCGCCCTGTGGGTTTTACTACCACTTACAAAACCAAGTGGTGATTTAAACAACCTGAAGATTTACCTACCCGACCTGAACGCCACCTTCATCGTTTCCCCCTTCGGCGATGGCGTGATTTGGGGTTTAGTCAGCGATACAGGTGTCAGTTTGGCGACTTCGGGAAAACTTGATGTAAACAAGGCTCAATGGGGTTCGTTTTACTTTCCCCTTTTCATTCACTACTTCACGATTTTTTCGGGCGAACCGACATCGGTAGGTAGGTATTTGGTCTTCACCGTCCAGTTAGGGCAACACCGAGAACAAAGGGTTATTTGGACAAACAACATTTCCGCCTACCCGCAAGGCGACGCCGTCGTTGAAGGTTACGGGGCTATCCGTTATTACAGGGTCACCTACGACACTTCGGCGTTCACTCCGATGAACATCGTTTACCCTCAAGCCCTACCGTCACCGAAGGTTGTTTGGGTTCAGGACGCCAACGGGTTTTTAGTCCACCACGAGGTTAATGATTTGACTTTCCCCGAAAGGTCTAACAACAAAGTCCCGTTGGTGTTACGACGATGTTTGGTTTTTCACGAACCGACGCTGTCCGTTGAAGGGGGATTTACCGACGCTGAAACGGGGGTCAAAGAAGTATCGTGGACGCTAACCGATGGTGAAATCGTCGGAGATGAGTTAACACAATTCGGTGTCGGGGATGCGGTTAAAATCGTCGTCGGGACAACCGAGTTCCTTTTCAGGGTTAAGGGCGTGAGTATCAGGCGGTCGGGTAATCAAAACCTTCGTGAATTTCGTGTCCAGTTAGAACAACCGTTACTGCAAACCTACGCCGTCGCCCCTGTCCGACTCAATCCCTACCTACTTCGGGTCAAAGATGTCATCAGGGCGATGAAGTGTTGTGTCCACCTACATTTCAACATGAGTTACGATGCTTTGGGTTTGTCGGAAACGGACATCGTGACACTTAACGATGAATTTACCCTCAACTCTTTGTCCGATTGGTGTGATTTGTTGGTCAAAATTGCAGGTAAGTCCTACCCCGTTCGTTGGTGGGTTGTCGGTAAAAATGTCGTTTTCCAAACCATCAACAATGCGATTGAGTTCACTGTCCCACCGTCCGCCTACATCTTGGAGTATGGGATTGAAGCGGACACATCTATGCCGACGGTCGGGGTCGTAGGTAACACGATTGTGATTTCACCTGAGGCGGCGACACGGGGCGTTTCCTTCCGTAACGACGGTTATCCCATTTCAAGACGGGTTCGTTACCGATTAGCGGGACTTTTCTTTGCCCCCGCCAACGGTTTCGTCGCCATTCAAGGCGGTGATTATAACGGTAGGAAAGCGGAAAGTAACGAGGTTCATTGGAAAGTCATCGCCCCAAGTTACGGGGAAACCGAAGCGGTTTTAGACATCGTAGCGGTTTGAGGTGATTGGTGATGCGATGGTTTGACAAAATCGTTCGGCTTGAGGATGTAAAGTGGATTGAGAGGTTGGTTCGTCATGGTTTGTCGGTCGGAGTTATCCCGACTTTGTTGCGGCGAACGATTTTGTCTATCCGTGAGACGGTTTTGGTGGGTTTGACAACGATGATTAAAACGACAGTCAATATCTTGGAAAGCGTTCGTGTAGTATTGAATTGGAGTGTCCTTTACAACGAAGTCGTCTCCGTCTTTGAAAGTGTTTTAATTGACCTCCGAGAGATAGGTAGTTTGTTGTTCACCGAAAGTTTGCGAGTGATTGAAACAGTCGTTACCACCATCTACGAAACGATTACACGAAATTTGACCGAAAACCTCAACATCCTTGAAACGGTCGTTACCTATATCTCGTCGTCTCTTTCCGCCTCGGTTAACGAAGTCGTGAACCTTATTGAGACAGTCTCTTACCAACTTCAAACTCAGTCCACGCTCCAGTGGGATTACTCTGTCGCCTACGACCAGCAGGGTAATCAGATAACACTTGACCTATCTTCACTTCAGGACAATAACACCTCAACGGCGGTCAACATCTACTTCACGCCACCTGTCCCAAGTAACCCACGCAGATTTGTGGTAGGTTGGAACGAGGCAAGGTGGTTCATGCAGATTGACATCCACATTAACGGTTACACGACGGGGAAACAATTGATTGTCACGATAAGGGACAGTTTCGGATACACACAAACGGCGGTTCTCAACATTACGGGAACGGGTTGGTATTATGTCTACCCTGACTATTACGAGATTAGTAATGTGAAGGAAGTTGAGTTTGCCCCCGACACTTCAGTGTTCGGTTACATCGGGATTTCCGAGGTTTGGTTCGTTGAGGTGTAGTGATTAATTGAACTATGGTGATGAGAGATGATTTGGTTGAACTTCATCAGAAGGTTACTGGATTGGTGGCGTATTAGAGAAAACCCCGTCGTTCACGGTATCGTAGAAATCAAGTTGATTGACGCCCGAACTGGAGAACTTGTCTACTATGAGCGGGGTAAAAACAAGGTCGTCAAGCAAGGGCGTGAGTATGCGTTGAAAAACATCATCAAATACACCACCACCTACAACGGGGCTTATCTTTGTCTCTCGTCCAACTCAACCACGCCCGCCGATACTGAAACGAGTGTTCCGAACCTAATTACCCCGACGAAGACGGCGACGAAGACTTACGGGACTGACGGTAATGGAGAACCTTACGGGGAATGGTCGGCGTCTTGGGGGACGAATGAAGCGAACACGACGATTTATTCGGTCGCCATTGCGGAGAACTCGGACGGGACAGGTGAATGGTGTCGTTATGTCCTGAGTTCCCCAATCAACAAAACGAACACTCAAACCCTTCAAGTGACCTATCGGTGGCAATTGTCCTCGTCATAGTGACCGAACAGGTGGGGACGAACGGGTTGTCGTCCAGTCCCCTTTGGTTTTTTCGTTCATCGGTTTTAGTGGGGGACTGGAAAAGGGGATTCAACTCCCCCCGTCTCCACCAACTCCGTCAAGTCCCATTTCCCGACCGATTTTTCTCCGAATGGACGCCACCAACTCGTTATATTCGGCGGGTTTTAGTCTCAACTCCGACATTATTTCCTCAGGTTCGTAACCGTCCATCAACATCGTCGTAATTTTCCGTTCAGTCGGCGTAAGTAATTGGTTCAACATGTCCCTGATTTCCACTCCAACGAAACCGTCGTAGGTGATTAGGGCGTCGGGAGTTTCTTGAATTTGTTCGTTTTCGGGGTTATCGTCAAACACATCAAGGGGAACTCTCTCTATTTGAACTTCGTCCCCGCTCCGAACTCGGAAGGGAAAGGCGATGTAGGCGATTTGGTTGATGATGTAACCCTTGACATAGGAGCGGATGTAGGAAAACGAGTTGCGGTTAGGTTTGACCCGACGGAGAGCGAT